TACGAATACTCTCCGCCAGTTGGGTACACAGCTATCGAATACACAGACAAGAAATCATCGGGACAGGCGAGGTACTTATTCCCCGCCGCCGTCACGCCAGTCACATTCTTACGCAGTGACGGGAACTGAATCGTGTTGTAAATGCGCTGTTCCGCCTGCTCAATGAACGTATTCATGTTCGCAGTCGGGAACGTGTTCTCCGTATAGTCAGAGACCGCGGTTACAAGCTCAGCATAATTCATGCCATCGGACCCCGAGACATTGTGCCTTTAGTCGCACAGCCAGTACCACGCATTTTGATACCAGTTGTTTTAACTTCTGGGTACGGCTTGCTGCGGAAAGACCCAACACTCGTCGTAAGATCTTCAACCAGATCACGTTTTGGGTTAGGACCGTAGCCGTTGTTGCTCAAATCCGTGCCAGCTTCACCCGCCATATTATGCGGGGGCGCATAGACATCAGCCGAACCGACTTCTTTGCCGCCTTTTTTTGCGCTGAAAGTAGCCATTATTTTTTACCTTGGTTCATGACACGGGACATGTTTTTCCCGTACTTCATGCGGTCTTCCGAGGTTGGGCCACCCTTTTTGAGCTTTAAAGTAGTAGCTCCGCTACCCTTGTGCTTCTGCGCGTCATGTTGCTTGACGGCTTTTTTGATCATCGCCTTGTCTTGGGCTAAATCTGATTTTTCCATGATATTTCCTATGTCGTTACAACCGTTACTGTACCCAATTGCGCCTGCAAAACCAAATAATTTGGAGTTAGTAACGTGTCAAACGCACTAGCCCCACCGACTGGATTCCATCCCCACTGAAATATTCTACTACCGCCCCCCGGATATCCATCATCTAAAGTTCCAGATAATATATAGCTCACATCCGGCCTAGGTTCACGTACTGCTTGCGGATCGTTGACTGGATACAGACCGAGAGATAACTGAGGTTGATCTGGGTCCCAACACGTAGGACAAACTTTAATATTAAAGAGTTTGGTCTTGATGACCTCTTTCTTCAGTTCTTTGAGTTTATACCGCTGCCCACACCGGTCGCATTCGGCAATCGAATATTTACCTGATGCAAACTTTGACGACATGATCAGTAGAACAATTGACGAGGGACGAAACGATCCGCTGCTTTGTCACGATCCTCCTGTGAAGCAAGCAGCCACTGCTGTTCATATTCATCTTTCAGCATAGCCACGCGACCGGGGTCAACATCCGAGCGTTTCATGGCAATATAGAACGCCATGCCAGCCACCATGCAAGGCACTAGACGGAACGGAATATCTTCTACGTTTACGCCATTCCCAGCATCCTGAAGGCGACGAAGCCTCCAATATACAAAAGTATAATTGCCACCAGCATCAGGTGAAGGCCAAACATTGATGCAGGGAAGGTTTTGGACGTAGATTGCCGCCCCAGCCGTGTGCGCTGCCGCTGTAGTCCCGTTCTGCCCTCGCCAGCAATTGGTAAGAGTGTTGCCAACAATATTTGTGTAGCTGATGGTTTCTGAATCAATCTTCACAAACCCAGTGGTTGTTAGTTTAGATGCGTCGCTAACAGCAATACTTGTGGCCGCGCTGGTAATCGTGCTGCTAAGCGTGACAGTTGTAGCGTTTGATTTTGCAGTTTGCCGGTTCACCCAGACCTGAATTGGTCGCCCTTGGGCTAGCTTGTTTGGGATCGTAGAGTACGTGGACTCTGAGATTCGCGTGATGTTGATATCAGACTGGTTGCTAGATGACCCAGTGTTCTGGCGAATAACGTGATCTAGCAGATCAATTGTGTCTGCTGGCAGGGAATAGATAAGCTGCCCCGAATTCAGAACAATCTGACCTTCTTGTATCGTCCAAAGGTTTATGCCTCTATTAGCCCACTCAATAGTTAACAGGTTCAGAGACCGGCGTGCGGTACGAAACTCATAGCCAGAACGCACCTCAATACCGGCGCGCTCGTACGCTTCCTCAATGAGATCATTGAGGTCAAGATCAAACGTAGCAAGGCCAGTAGTGTATGCCATTGTTAACCCGCACCTGAACCAAAGTCATATTGCCCTTGCGCTTGCTCAAGAGCCTTGCGTGCCGACATTTGTGATTGCTGCCGCTGATACTGCTGCGCAAGTTGCCGCTGCTGTTGGTTTGCCATATTAGCGCGCTGCATATTAAATTGCTGTGCGGCTTGCAGTTGGCTTTGATACGGGTTCTGGTACGTGTTCTGCCGCTGCATTTGCTGCATAGGGTTACCCCTGAGCATATTAGCCATGTTGCCAAGTTGCGAAATCCCAAGCCCGCTTTGGCCGTACTGTGGCAGTTGTTGCTGTCTGCCGTATCGTTGCGGCATGTCCATAGTCATACCACGCGGCTGCTGTTGATAATAATCGGGCGTGTAAAGACCCATTATGTTTTGCATACGCTGCTGATACTCTGGAGTGCCTTCTTGGGGCATGACTGCCGTGCGAATCTCGCCCGATCCTTCGTTAGGTGGTGATTGTGTTTGCTGTTGCTGCGGACTTTCAAACCCGCGCAGTTTGCCCTGTAGATCCTGCAACTGCTGAAATATCGGAGACTGCTTTGTGTAATCGTTCAGTTGGTTATTCAAATCTTGAGCTTGCTTTTGATACCCTTGATACTCAGGATTATCTAAGAAAGCCGGACGCTGGGGTTGCTGTTGCCCGAACTGCTGTTGGAACGGCTGCTGATACTGTTGTTGTGGCATAAAGCGGTCGTCAGGGCCGTAGCCACCGCCGCCTTTTCCACCGGGGGAAGCCCCCCGTCCCATTCTGGGATCAGGGAAACTATTGAATGTGCTAGGACCGCCGCCTTTTCCACCCGGAGAACTAGGAGGATATTCTTCAGCCACCATCGGACTAGAACTACCGGAGTACCCACCGCCGCCACCTTTACCACCGGGAGAGCTAGGCTGGCTTGAAGCCTGTTGGGGTGAACTCGACCCGCCGCCTTTCCCACCGGGAGAGCTAGGCGAACTGCTATTAAGCCGCGATTGGTCAACTCCAGATCCCATGCCCATTATCTAAACCTCGATGTTTTCTTTGCAATTTTCTTGGGCTGCGCTACAAACTGCTTTCCCGCTTTCTTGCCTTCCCGCTTCGCTTTGGTCGTCGCAGCATATTCTGCCGAACTAAGACTGTTGATTGCAGCCTCTGGCAGGTACCGCTCTCCAGTTTTGCTAGAGGGCTTACCACTCTTGGTGCGCCACTTCTGGTCGCCCCAGTCTTTAAGAGACTGCTGCGGAGGCTTCAATCTCGGTAACCTCCCCCTGCTGCTTTATACTTCTTAGCAACAAGTTGGGCTTTACGGGCCGACCATTGACCTGCACCTGTGCCTTGAGTAGCAGCGGCTTTTACTTGAGACACAATTCGCTTACGAAGACTGGGTTTCGTGTAGTTGCCAGCAGCATTTACCCCGCCGCCTTTTTTGTATACCTCAACGTCGTTCGGGTTGTCTTTGCGAACAACCGTCTTGGCTTTGGGCATCTTGGACGGGCGAATATCGCCCATCCCCCGGCTAGGTCTCATCTCAGCACTTGCCGCCGCCAGCCATCCGAACCTGTGTACCTTTGGTTTTGCCTTTTTGAGCAATACCATCAGCACGGCTAGAAGCCGATCCGCCGCTAGACATTTTCTTAACCGATCCGCCTTTTTTCATGCCCATCGGAGGAGCAGCGGGAGGAGCCATGTCGCCGCCCGGAGGCATAGCTGGACGCATTGGCTTACGCATTGGAGCGCCAGCGCCCATAGGCATCATCATTTTCTTTTTCACATCACCACCTTTTGAAAATTTATGGCCTTTATCAGCCGCTACGAACTCTCTACCAACAGACTGGGGAATCCCAGTTTTTTTAGCAAAAGCTGGGTTATGAGCCACAGCTTCCATAAGATTATGCTGCTTCTTCGAATGACTAGGCATGTTTTTCCATCAGCCTATCAATTTTGCTTTCGAGTCTATCTAGCCGGTCCATGACTCGATTAATGTCGGCATGGACTTCCGCTTTGGTGACGTACTCTCGGGCGATCTCTTCACGGGTCTTGTTTAGCAGCACTTGAAGGCGCTGTATCTCGTCAAAGACGCTCTTGAGGAAGAACCCAACCACGCTGATTCCAACCGAAAGAATGGCGTTCCAAATAGTGTGTTCCACATTCACCTCAACAATTCCACGCCCGAAGACTTTTGTTAATCCGGCTGTTTGGGTCTTTGGCTGTTTTCGCTGAGGTAAGTTTCGACTTCATGCCTTCCATTCTGGAACAGAAGCTCTTCCTTCTCCCGGCGTCTTCTTTCGTTTTTGGTTTCGGGGCGGGGGGCTTTAGATTCATCCCCTGTGCTTTCGCAGACGCCCGCCCCTTCGCGTTCAGACCCCCCTTGGGGTCCTTTCCTTCTGCTCTTTGCCATGCAGGGGACTTAGCCATAAAACACCGTAATCTTGGCCGTAGCTGGCAAAGTCATATGCACATCCGTATAGAA